GGCATTGCTGCAATAATATCTGGAACTCCATAAAATGTGTTTAATGGAGAGTATTCTTTGTAATGAATAATCTCATTTGGTCGTGGATCTGCCGTTACTGGGTTTTTATTCTTTGCTCCAAAGTTTTTAAAATAAACTACAGATTGACCGATAATCTGCACAAACCCATCATGTAGGCGACGTACACGAACAGTGGTTGCAGGTATGTGACCAAGATATCCAATATCTCCAGTTACCGTTCTACCAACTTCAAGGAATCCGTTTCCAGTTGCCTGAACATCTGTATAAAACTTTTCCATTGTCTTAGTAAACGAATCGTCGTCATTAAGATTTTCTATCCAATCTTTAAGTTCAAGTTTCATTCTTTCAATACGATTACGAGCACGATTTACCGCATCTTGATCTTCATTCATTTCAAACCTTAGCATCGTTCTATCTGCAATATCAAAACGGTAGCCAAGACCAACTACGTTTTCTACCTTAGCATCAATAGCAGCATGGTTAGCAAATGATGTGTCATAGAAGTTGGCTAACTCATACATGTTATATGGAGGAGTTATTACGTCAAATAGTCCGTAACCATTTCTGTATACCGTGCCAGGATTAATTGCTTTTGATCCAGCATCGGTTCCAGATGGGCTTGCATTTGCTGAATTTAGATATGCAGCATTTATTTCAACTCCAGAATATTTTGTTAAGTTGCGTGTTGTTCTACGACGAAAGTTTTGATCAATTCCAGCGTAATCTTTTAAAGCATCCCAACTTTTATTAAATGGGTCTTGAGAATTAAAAATGCTATCTTCTTTTTCTTCTGTATTAAGACTTGCACGAACATAATCTTCTTCACTCATCTATAGCCCCTTGTCCATGTTTTTCTAATGTCTGTTGTGCTGCATGCCAAGCACCTAAGTCATTCATTGAAGGAATTAATCCTTCTTTTAATCTTGCCTTTTGTTCAGAATACTCTTCTTCGCTAACCTGAGTTAAGCCTGCTACGAATACCGCTTGACCAAGTCCATCGTCTCCATTGTGTATTGCAACTTTTTTTAATTCTGCAATTTTTGTAAGATCTCCACGGTCGGACGGTATGTTTAAAACTGATCCATCTCCGTCTGTAAACCATTTACCCGTAGACGTCTTATATACGTAAAGACCCCAGTCATAGTGCTTATCTATTACCTGACGACGTACATTTTTAACATAGGGTTTACCAGTTTTTGGATTAATTAAGGATTCCATAACCATAAGTATAGCAGACTATACTGGAACGCTGACCGTTGTTTGCCAAACAGTATCGTTATATATCTTAATCTTATCAGCATCAAATATCATGCCTTCTTCGTCATCAATGATAATCTTATTAGTTCCCAAGTACGTCTTATATACGTCTGCTGGGCTTACTCCGTATAGGCTTGAAGAAGAAATAACAAGAACACCTTCCCAAGTAAAGTTGTCTAGCCAATATTGCCATTGGAAATTTGTTGTTCCATCAGTTTTTACTTGTTGCCAAGGTCTATTAAGAGTGCTTTGAACCTGTTGTAGGTTATTTGCTTGATAGTAGGCAATATTATTAAATATCATTGGACCAGTTAGATTAATACCGCCCAAATAAGAGTCAAAGTTTAATGCGGTAGAAAATGCAATTCCTAAGACTCCCCACTCTTTTTTAGTAACAACTGGCTCTCTAACTAAACTTCCATTCCAAAAATATGATAGCCCATTAAACTCTTGACCAGTTTCTTGGCTACGAGCAAAGATCTTTGCCCTAGATCCTTTTTCGCTATCTGCAACCATGTAGAACTTTATTGTGTCTGACTTGTATTTAATTTCAAACAATTCTGTTTGTGTTCCTGGGAAAAAGTCTTCATCGTATCTCATCCAAATTTGAGCAGCACTTATTCTATAATTGTCTGCGGCTGTTTGATTAATTGGAATTGCTATTCCTCTATTAACATTTGTGTCAAATTCACCACGAACCTCTATTCCACTCTTTCTATTTAAATATAAATAAGGGGTGCTTCCTTTATAAATGCTAAATGGATTTTTTGCTTTATAGTCATAATAAATGCCAGAGCGTTTGTACGGGAACATATCAAGGCCAAACCTTGTTCCAACTGGGTTAAAAGAGTTATCGTTAAATGCTTGAGAGGCTAACTCTAGTCGTCTCAAAGCAATAGGCTTTGTTAAAATGTTTCTAAGATTAAACTCAAGATGATAAACAATTGCAAGATCGTTAAAGTCTTCAATTTTTGTAGGATAAATTAGGGTATTGTCAACAACTTCAAATTTTTTGTTTGACCAAGTGGTGTGTTCATCCATGTCAACGATTCTTCTTGAGGTTGGCGCAACGGTAGTTGTAAAACTGCTTTGTGGTAGGTTTGCTCCGTCAAAGACATATTGAAAAGTAATATAACTTCTAACAGATGCACTTTCTGTATTGTATTCATAGTATTTCTCAGATTTTTGCATCATGTCTGCGTAGTTGTTCCAGCCGCTAAACAAAAAATTGTCTAACTGATAGTATGTTTTTTGAGTAGGGCTTGCATACTCATTCTGTAAATCTCCGTAGGTCCAACTATTTACCACAACTTCGTTTTCAACTGATTCTGAAGGAGCAGGGTAGCCTATATTAAATTGTAGAAAATCTATATCATAAAATTGATTTCCATCTTCACTTGCCACGTATTGAGCAAAATAAGATAAAGGTAGGTAGTCTTGCCAGTATCCAGAGACGCCAATGTCTAAGAAAAATTTATCATAGGCTTCTGTTGGTAATAAGGTATAACTTGCTGTATGTTCAATTAAGGCTACAGAGGTTTCTTCTGTTGCCCCGCTTTCTGACAAATCATCAAATAATACAAAACCATCTTCGTCAAAGTAATCTTCTATCTCAACCGTATTAGATGCAGTAGATAATCCAACAGAATAAATTTTACCAGTAAACGTATTCTCTGCTTCTTCATCTCCTCCTACGTATAGTTTTAATCCATTTTGATTTCCAAAAAAGGATGAAACGTTTTCTCCAAATGTATTTGTTATTGTTTGAAGGTTTAGCCCTACCGAAAACAACTGGTCTGATTCAAGATTTTCTGTTGTGTAAACTAACTCTTCCACTCCGTTATAGTTTAAAACATATTTAATTAAATCTTCTTCTTGTCTAACAATAAAAAAATCATTAGTTAAAGAGTTATATATTTTAAGAAGTGTCTGTGGCTGTACCGCTCCAGACTCTGGTCCAATATCGGTTGTACTAAAAACTGCATAGACAGATCTAACCTGATCGTTTAAAACATTAAATTGTGGAAAGTTAAAGTAGCACTGTTCTGAATTCCAACTATTATTAGGCCTAAAAGTAACAAACTTGTATGATTCTGCTTCCGATTCAGCATAACCAGTTTGTTCTACTTCACAGTCATCATACAACTGTTGAAGCGTCTTAGTGTCTAAAAATATTTCTGGTAGTTGATATGCTGGTGTAGTAATTGCCGTATCGGTTGTAACCAAGTTATCAAAGGAGCCTTGCTGCCACTGTGCAAAATCTGGATAATTATAATTAGCAGTGTAGTCTGCAAATGGATAATCAATAAAAGCAGATGTTCCTCCATAGGCAGAGTTAATTCCTTCTGGAGAAAGAACTCCCTGACCATACACCCATCTACGTTTAGCAACCGTTACTGGAACTTGATAAGGATAGATAGCCACACAATCAATTTCCACAGGAGTTACGTCTGAATAAGCATAGAAGCCTAGCCAATCTTGAGACTCTCCTGCTACTTCTGGTAATGGTAAGTCAAGTGTTTCTGTATCAATTGTCATAGAAATTACTTGTTCTCCATTGATCAATACCGTTGCAGAATTACGGATTAATCGAATATTAATAAGCATTGGTCTGTACCATTCACCAACGAAATGTGAAGAAAACGTGTTTCCAATTACTAAAGTTAAAAAGCCGCCTTCTACATACAATCCATTTGTTCCTACAATTGGACCAAATATTCTTTTAGGAGTTGGGGTGTCTGAGTTAATTCTTGCCCAAAATTCTACGGTGTATTCTTTATATCTACCCGCTTCATTTAAAAATCCCTTACCAGGAATAATAACGGAAGGGTCTCCACCAACATTTGGTAACAGTTTTGTTACTCCAGAGGCGCCAAACACTAACGGTACGCTAGAGTTTTTTGCAACTAAGGCATTGTCATTAACTAAATAGTATCCTTCTTCTGTTGATATTCCGTAGGCTGATGCTGGAATAACCTGACTAGT